TTACTGGAAAGCCCCCATAAGCGGCTATCTCACTAATCTCGTCATAGGTAAGCATTTGAACAACTGTCGGATAAAAATCCAAACCCCAATCCCTACAGGCTTGAAGAATCCTTGGTATATGCTCCTTAAGTTCTTTGGAAAGACCGACACCGGGAACGGTATTGTCGCCAATCAGAACGCTTGAACCATGAAAAAATTTGCTGGACATATCGAGTCCTCTCAATCACGAGAAATTTTGTTAGGATTGCCTAGTAGAACTTGGATAGCATCAATTATTTGTTCGTTTCGGTTTTGTTCTGACAAACTAGGCATATTCCATGCGCCTCCGCTGCCACCACCAATAGCAACAGTCCTAACATATTCTTTGTCTAATTTGCCATTCTTGATGGCTTCGTCCACATGACTCTTGACTGAATCGTTATAGGTCGATGCTAATATTTGTGTGATGCCCGTAAAGTTCACAACGCTTGGCTTGAATTCTTCTGCCAATGTATTGATGAATATCTCGTTGTCATCGCCCCAATTCTCACCATCCGTAAAATAGAAAACATAGATGTTCCATTTGTCGGGTGGGTAACGGTTTTCAAACTGCTTGGTGATAAACTTTAAAGCAGAAGAACAAGTTGTGCCACCACCATACCGATACTTATAAAATTTTTCTTCATCTACTTCCATAGCCGTGCTGTCGTGCCAGACATATAGACGATCAACACGATCATAAAAACGACGAATCCAAGTATCGATCCACCATGTCATATCGCTGACAATTTCACATTTGGTTTCATCCATCGAGCCAGAACCATCTCTTGCAAATACGACAAGAGCGTTGCTGGAGGGCAATTTAATTTCGCTAAACTGACGGTATCGCTTATCTTCGTTGATTGGCTGCAAAACCCTGACAGGGTCTTTGCAACCGGGAACGCTACGAAGATTTCCGAGCGTTCCTTCAGCAGCTTGACGCTTCATGGTTTGCATCAAGGTGCGACGATTGTGTCTAAGTGACTCAGGGCCAATCAAGGAAATCTTGTTATATTTGATTTTTACCTGATCGTAAATTTCGTTTGGTTTCTTTTTAAGATTGGGCAGTTGGAGTTCATCCTGCATAAACTTAAGAACATCTTCAAGGTCTAAGTTGATATTGATGCCTTCGGATTCACCCTGTCCAGCGCCATTTCCTTGACCACCTTTGGGGTCTTTGCCGATAACATCACCTTCCTTGCCGGGACCTCTACCGGCACCTTCACCGCTATCGCCATAGACGATATGAGGAATATCAATCTTGGGAATGCTGATTGATATCTTGCCGTTCTTGCCACGGTTTCTGACAATCTGACCACTCTTGATAAACTTTTTGAGAGCTTTGCGAATACGACCAGAAACAACATCACGGAAGTCTTTATGATCTTCCTCAACACGCCTCGGCATTTTTCACCTCTATTTGGTGCTTAAGCATCAAAATATTTATACTCAATCTGGGTCAGAAAGTTCAAAACCCATCTTCATGTCATCTGGGTCTGCGGCAAAATCTTTGATTTTCATACTAAAAATAAAATCAGTCTGCTCGTCAGTCAGCGATGCAAAAAAGTCGCTTAAAGTGCCATCATCAGCCCAAACATCCATAGCAATCTCATCAATTTCTTTAAACAATTGACGATTTTTTGCAGAACTTAACCAAGGGTTTTGCATAATAATTTTCCTCCAAAAATGGAGGGGGACTAATCCCCCTCCAATCGCAGCTTATTACTCGTCCTCAGCCAGATCGCCACGAGAAAATATGCCGCCAACAAAGTCGAGCACATCTGTGGCAGACCTATCGTTATAGCCAAAATCTTTAATCAGTCTGGTTTTGACAGCATCAATCTTCTCTTGAATATCCTTGTCAACAACGGTTGCACCGCTGGAGCTCAAGGCGCTCAATTTAATGGTGTCCTTGACATCTTCAAACAGCTTGGCCTCAAGAGCCTTGCGAAGCTTGGGATTGCTGTCCCAAGTGAAAGACTTTCCTTCATGAGCGAGATGCCCAATGAAGGCTGCGATTTGACGACGAAAATCATCGCATCCCGTGTCGGGAATCTGAATCTTTTCCTCGATCTGTCGCATCAGCCTTTCATCAGGTTTGCGATCTTGACCTGTGATTGGGTCTTTGATCTTACTCTTGTTGATATAAGCCATCACATTGTCAATGTAGTTCAAACACAGACGCTTGATAGCCTCCTTATCTCCTACCAATGCCTTTTGAACCTCCGCTTTGAGAATTTCGGTGAGTTTCTTGATGGACAAATCGATACAAGTAATGTATCTGCCGACCTGCTCCTTGTTGGTAAGCAAGGAGCAGTTGTCAAGACCATCACGAAGCTCGTTGAGCACCATGAACATGTTTACATAGTCATGGTTGTTAGCAAGACAATTGGATATCTTGTCTTGCAGATAACGGACAGAGACACCGCCCGCCATGCCCTCGTCTGGATACTTGTCTTTGAGTTCCTTTACGGAATCCTCAGTCCAACCGGGCAAAAGCTTACCATCATACAATTCGGCCTTTTCGACAAGCGAAATCTTACCATCCTTGTCGTCTTGCAGACGGGTAAGGATGCTCCAGAGAGCAGCGATTTCAAGAGTGTGAGGCGCAATGTGTTGACGCACCTTGCCGGGACCATAATCCTTCTCAAGAATCTTGAGTTCCTCGGACCACCTCAAGGTGTAAGGAACATCAATCTTGGTGGTACGGTCACGGAAAGCTTCCATGTATTGGTTGCTCTTGAGCTTCTGAAATTCTGGATCATTGGTATGCGCCAGAATGGCCTCATCGATGCTGACCTGTGAAAACTTTTTAGGCTTAATACTCTGTTCTTGGCTTGCACCAAGCAGATCGTACAGGAAGGCCGTATCGAGCTTAAGGGCTTCAATAAATTCAATAAGCCCACGGTTACCAACACAAAATTCGCCATCGAAGCTGAACGCTCTGGGATCGCTATCGGAACCAAAGTTGCCGATTTGACGGAAATTGATATCGCCAGTTAACTCCGTGCTATCTTGATTCTTTTCATCCTTGGGCTGGAATGTTGCAATACCGCAACGATCTGCCTCGCTGTACACCTTGCGAATCACTCTGATGTGATTCTCTAGCACCTTTTCAAGATCACCATCGTATTTCTTGAGAAGCGCATTCATGAACTTTTTGCACAGAGGATCAAGTTCATCATTGCACTTCAGGGTGTAAATATCACTCCTTTGATCTTCGGCGGTTTGCTCCTCGTGGATTTTGTTGAGGTCAGCAATAATTTCTTGGCGAAGCTCAACAGGAAGCAGCTTCAGAGGCTGCTCATGCATGGGACAGTTGCATTCGGTGTCAGTATAAATGCCATCTGAACCAGTAGGCAGATTCACCCACTTGAAGCTATACCATGCACCAGCTTCGGTATGGCTGTACTTCTCCATGCTTCGCTTAATAAGTCTGCACAAGGTAGACTTGCTGCTTCCCACAGGACCGTGCAACAGGAGGATTCTTCGTTCGGTCCCATAACCTCCAGCAGCACCCTTGATGAATTTGACCAGAGCATCCTTCATAGGGGTCAAGCCAATGATGGGATGATCTGGGTCATCAAAGAACTTGTAGTTGGTATAGGTCTTCCTGTATTCCTCAACGGTGTTGCAACCCTTCTCCATGATCATGTCATAGATCGTTTGCCAAGAGTTGCGAATGAGTTTTGGATTTTGATAGCAAAGGTCAAGATATTCAGCGAATGTAATTTCGCTATGCAACTCACGAAAACGGTTGCGGTCAAACTTGCCGATGTATTTTTGCAGAACGCTGGCCATAATTCCTCCAAGTTCGGTGCTGCCAGTTATTTTTTACACATAGTTGTCCTATGTCAACAACAATTATAAGTTAGCGCATAAAATAAAAAAAACCCCAACTTCGTAGTTGGGGTCAAAAAAAATAATTTTAACTTTTTTTATTTGACTTCGCCCCACGCACTTTCATTGGCGAGGTCGTTGATGTTGTTATAAGGACTGGGATTTTTACCTGCTTCTTCAGCCGCTTGTCGTTCTGCCAACACCTTCGGAAGATTATGGTGGAACCTGTAATCATGACCGCTACTTTCGCTGTTCCATCGGTCAGTACCTTCAGGATTTGCGAAATTATAATTACACGCAGACATCAACTTGGTTTTTGTCTTGCTGTTGCAATGCGGGCATCGCACATCAGAATATTTCCCGCTGGCATCGTATGAGCACAGTTCTTCATATTCTTTTTTACATTTCTTACATTCAAATTGATAGAACGGCACAAGTCACCTCAAAGCTCTAGGTTTTTAAGTTTTTTGTAAGTATCAACGATCATTTTCATGCGTGTTGGTTGGGAATAGAATGACCACCAGAATGACTTCTCGCAAATTCTTACCGCCGTGCGCATGATCTTGATGTTTACCTCACGATAGGAAAGATCAAGTTCAGCTTCTTGCAGGGCTATTTCTTCTCTGACAAATTCTTCGTATGTATCTGACTCATCTTCATTGAAAAACTTGTCGATATCATCACGAAACTCGTCATTATCATCGTAGTTAAATCTTCTCATTTTATCCCCTTGCCATGTTTTGATACATGAAAGCAGCACTCTCCCATAACTTCCCTATCCTCATCTCATTTACTGACATTGACGACTTCACATAGCCGCCTCCAGTAACGAGTGGTGTGCTTGCCTTATTTATCCAAGCAGAAGTAACAAACTTGCCCCATCCATCAGCGTAATCGGTGAAAACGGAAGGATTTTCCTCCGCACATCGACATTGCAGCAAAGGGTCGTTTTTAGCCCATAAAAACTGGTGGCTTTCAAATACAGAAGTGTTAAATCCCGCCTCGTCAAAATCACGAAGACATACAGTCTGTGGTTCCAATATAAGAGCAGGCGTTTTTGCTTTGCTTTTTTTATTTTCAAGAACAGCTTTCACAACATCAGCGAATGCGCTGTGAAAGAGCAACTGAACATCGCAACGCCGTGGCCAATTAAAAATATCAAAATTCATGTCGCCGCCACGGGCGCAGCCAATCACCACGGTTGCTTCAGGCAAATTCTTACTAATCGAATACCAGCAAAGAAAAGACATCCAGTCATGATGTGGCGCATGACTACAAGATATAATTATGCTCAAATTATCGCCAAGACTTGATACTGCCATGAACTAAGTGAGTATTCACTTGAATTTTGCCACAGGATATGTCTTCGTCACAGCTAAACCAGTATACTTTAGATGTGTGGGTTTAGAAGGCTTTGAAGCTCCCACGGCCATTAGTTTGGTAGGCGATTGTCCCGTGCCCATGCCAAATTTACCAGTAGCTTTCGATTCCATAAACTCAGAAAAAGTTCTCATAAACATATTTACGCTATTCCCAATATTCTTGCCCATCAATCCAATAGTGCAACACAAGCTTGCCGCTAATGGATGGATATTGACGATCTATTTTTATAATGCCTGCATGAATTTTTCTATGACAAGAAACACAGCAACAAACCGTATTTTGATCAGTATATTTACCACCCTCGTTACCTTCAACAATACGATGAAGGTCTAAAAGTTCGTAAACATCACATGGACAAAACTTGCATTTGCCTGCAAGTCTTTTTTTGACTACCTTATCGACAAGTTTTTTATTTCTTTTCATAAGACGAATTTATTTACAATTCTATATAAATTGCAAAATAGGAGTCAACCATGACGCTTTTATTTATTGGTTTAATACTCGGGTTTATTTTTGGAGTTGCGACAATGCTTGTGCTAACGCCCGATCAAGCGTGTGCCAAACCCTGTTGCGCAATTGATCGGTCTTGCCGACCATGCGATTGTGGTTGCGAGTGTTGTGGTGAAAGTTGTAGATGCGCAGAATTTGGAGCGTGTTGCGACAATTGCAAATGCTGCAAGGGTTGTGGCTCTAAAAAAACCTGCTGCAAATGTTTTCAGATTTGCAACCCGCCGTGCGTCTGCTGCCCAGATCACAATTGTTGCGCTGGATGCGAGTGCAAAAAATGCAAATCAAAGTGATTTATACTTTTCAATTTTTTGAGTAGTTGACAAGCTCTCAACCCAATCAAATATAATCACCTCTGCAATATGTCCACCAATAACAGTATCTTTATTGTAATCGCCACCCTTTATGATTACATCAGGAACAACCTTTTCAACGATGTTGAGAGGTGTGTCCTCGTCAAAACCCACCACATAATCAACTGCTTGCATACTTGAAATTATTTTGACACGATCTGCAAAAGGCAAAATGGGCCTACCTTCGCCCTTTAATCTTGAAACACTTGCATCGCTATTAAGGGCAACGACCAACTTATCGCCGCAAGTTTTGGCGAAATTTATGCAGTCAACATGAGCGGCTGTTAGTCCAAAATCAAAACATCCATTGGTAAAGGCAAGTTTGTAATTTTTTCCAGCAAAAAATTTCTGCGGATTATCGATAAATTTAGAACCACAAGGGTCAAAAGAGGCACGAAATTCCTGCGGAGTCAGGGGTTTGTTGTGTTTGTTCTGAACATAAAGACTGCCAGCATGAAACGAAATGTCAGCGGCCTGATCAAAATCAAACCCTCTTGCCAAAGACATGGCATAAAAAGCAGCAAAACAATCTCCAGCGCCAACGACAGATTCTGCTGGAGGCAGTTTTTTCTGAGGTTTGATTTCCACAGGATCACAGTTCTTTTTAAAAACAACAACTCCGTTTGCTGCCATCGTTATGACAACCGCTTGGCAACAAAGTTGATCAAGAAAATATCGGCCTGCGTCGTAAATGTTGGATTTTCCACTTAATCTAGTGGCTTCTTCTTGGTTTGGTTTGAATACTGTGCAACCGCACCATCTACTGATATCGCCGCATTTTGGGTCAATGATAGTGCGTTTGAAATTTTTCAATACTTTGTTGTCAAATTGTGCAAACAACCCCTTGTGATAATCTGACAAAATCAAGGCATCCAAGTTTGTTTTAAGCAATTTATGGATAATATCTTGTGCACGCAACTGGAGAATGTCTTCGCTAAATCCATAATTGCTAGACTCAAAATCTATGCGATTGATAGGAATTCCCTGACTGTATAAGCGTCTTTTTCTGGGTATCTTATTGCCTATCTCAACAAAACAATCAGATTTTAAGCCACTCTGTGTAAAGACCTGCTTGGCCTCATCATCAACAAATGCAAACAAAGTTGAATCGACATTAAAGTGCTTGAACTGAAAAGCTGCGTTAGCTGCACCACCGGGCAAATATTGATAGTTTTCATCCTCGGACTGCACAACAATTATAGGAAATTCTGGTGAAATCTTCTTGATCTCAACATCCATGAATTCATCAACCATAGCATCGCCAACGATGCCAATTTTTGCAGTAGGACCACTTGCATCAGCTTTTAAAAAATCAGAATAGAGTTGCATGGTTTTGCGACCTGCCTTATGATTATCATGACAATCATAAAGGAGTTCGCATGATAAGCAAATCAATCACGATTATTGCTTTTATTCTGGCCAACAGTTCTTTCACGCCAGAAGATCGATTTAACTTGGTTTTGGAAAGCCCAACTTCTGAGCCTTTTCAAGCCACTCAGAACGCTCCCTCTTATTCTCGCTATCAATTTCAGGCGCATTCAGATGCCAAGCATTTGATTCCATAAATTTGACGACCGCATCAACTTCTAAACGGGTCAACTTCACCGCTCCCCGCATGAAGTGATAATCCTCAAAAGCCTGAATTGTGACAGGAACCAAAGGCTTTACAAGGTCATACATAGCTTGTGCAAACACCCTAATTTCATACTGTGCATGAGAATCTAATCTTAAGGCCAAGAAATGCAAAAGATTATGCAAGTCTTGCTTCCAGTAGTATTCGGTGTACAGGTTAAGAGGAAGGATCATCCTTGCCTGTTCCCTAGCTACCCCGGCATTTAGCATTTTGGTGTAGAGATCGTAGGCTTGCTTACATTGTTGCTCGATTGCTTGGGAAAAAGCCTCGGCATCAGCATCGTTTACGGAACCATCTGATCCTTGTTTGTTGGTAGTGGATTGCTTTCTTAAATCTGAAGGATGAGGAAAATAAAACTCATCACGCATGACGGAATATCTTCCTGAAATTTCATTCATCGACATCATTCTGTGCCGACACATTTGTCGGCTGACAAAAATAGGCAGCTTAAGTCTAAACTTGAAGACCACCATTTCACTTGGAGTCGTGTGACTGTGGCGAAGAAGATACCTGACTAAACCATTGTCTTCGTTGACGGATTTGGTGCCGTCACCGTAAGAAACTCTTGCTGCCTGTGCTATTGCGTAATCAGCGGTCTGGCCATCGGGAGCCATCCTTGGCATCACATCGACCAGTTGTACCTGACCAATTCCATCGAGACATTGAATTGTTTTATTCGGGACCAAATCCATCAAGTCTTGCACGATGAAATCCTCACACGGTGGATGACTTCAATATATGATTTGTTTAAATTTTTAGCAAGAGAATTTATTTTTCGTCGTTATGCTTGTGTTTCTTTTTCTTTTTAATTTCCCTGCCGCCCAAAATTATCGGTTCTGGATACATCCTTGTGGTTGGACCACCAAATAGCGGTCGTGCAAAGACAGCAACACTTGCCGTGCTGGTTCCAACTTCCCTTAACTTTAGCCATTCTCTAAAAGTCATATCTTTCCTTACATCGGCATACCACCGGCAGCACCTCCAGCTTGTTGAGCAGCAGGAGTCCAGCCGGTAGTCAAAAACTTTACTAACTCATCACGATTTAGGTGATATCTCTTAGTATCTTGATACTTTGCTTTGTTCAGTTTGTTGCCTTTTATGTAACTTCTCAAACCTTTTTGAGGCTTCAACCTAATATCTGCACCTTCTGGAGTAAGAGTGCCTTTTACAATTTCCCACGGAGAAAGTTTGTAAAGCATCTCTTTATCGTCGCTGCCTAAAGAAAAATGCGAAGAAATCCAAGGTTCATTCTGGTAAATGTTCTTAATTTGCTCCCACTCGATGCCTTGTTCATCACCTAAAGACGCAAAATAATCTTGCTTCCCTGCACTTGCCTTATCGTCCAAAGGATCGGTGTCCTCACGAGCCTTTTCAGGAGTTAGGTCCATTTCTTCAACATATTTTCTAAAGCTTAAATAAGACATACTTTATATATTACTTTTTACGCCTATTTGTAGCATTGACAGTTGCTCCAGCAACTGTTGCGGGAGTAGTATAGGTATCTGGAGTTGCCAATCTGCTTTGTATTTCATCAGCGGCTGAACGACCATACCTAGCAATCATTTCCTCTGGATTCACATTCATTCCCCTTAAGGACGGCATCATGCCAGTAGTTTTTCCGAGGAGTGGATTCCAAGGACCACTTGATGATTGACTTGAAATGCCTGCCATTTGTTTGGCAGTATCACGATATGCGTCTTCCAAAGATTTGGCATGACTTTGAGTAGCTGCAAAATAACCTTCTTTTCCACCAGAGTGAGAGGCTGTCATAGCATCTACCGTGCTGGTGTTCCCGTGAACAAGACCATCCGTAGCTTTTACAGTCGTGCCTCCTACCATCGATGTGGCTCCTCCATCGGGCGAATCGTAGGGAACATCCATATAATTTTGGTCGCCTTGTTGCAGCATTTCCTCCGAGCCAAAGCCACGGGTGGCATATCCTCCATCTTCAGTAGGATCGAGAACGATGTTTTTACGCAACCAAGCAACCTCTTCTGCTGGCACGCCTTGAACAATATCCTTTACCTTTTGAACAACCATGTCTTTCAAATCATGTGTTATTTTTCCAACAGCAGCACCGGCAAGAGCTCCCACACCAACTAAAAACATTGCTCTGGCAACTTCTTTCGGATTTTGAGTCACATAGTTGTAAACATCGGTGAGTCGGCTTTTCATGGTTCCTACAACTTTACCAGCCAATCCTGCGATATTTCCTGCCATTCTTCCAATAAAATGTCCAGTTCCTTTAGCAAATCTATCTAAAAATCCCTCTTTTTCTTCTTCTTCCATAAGCATAAGCCATTCTTTGAAGCTAAAAGATTCAGGCTGCAATTGCGGCTGTCTACCGCCTTTCAAAGCGCCAACAACTTTTTCTCCAGCAGCCCAGCCCGCATCAAAAACTTTGTTTGCAACATAATTAACAGGCTTTTTTACGAAATACATCAAGGCAGCGAACGGTACAGCGGCTGGACCTCCAATTAAACCTGACGCAACCAAGGCTGTTGCCAATTCTGGAGGTATTCCTAATTTTTTGCTATATTTTGCGGCAACTCCAGAAGCTTTCACCAGCAATTTTTGCATATTTATCGTATTGGACCGCCGTCTCATCCCTCGCTGATGTGTAGCCTGATTTCAAGCCCTGAGTGAATTTGTCATACATGCCCTCATTCATCAATTTTGAATAAGCATGATATTGAGCATAAGCAATCATAAAGTCTCCAGTTTCTTAAACACAAAACTATATATTTGATATGAGCAAGAATAATAAGAACAACTTATCACCTGCCTTTAGCAGCTTTCGTGGTCTCATGGATCGTTGGGATTATCATTGCGCATTGCAAGAACAAGAAGACAAGCTCAACGACATTTTGGACAAACACGAATTGATTCTCTTTTTCAATAAAGGCAAAGACCTGTTTGGCGCACCTGAAGAGAGTCGCCTTATTTTTGCAAAACTAAAGACAGATGACGACGACGAACCCATGATGCCAAACTTCAGACATGAGGCTCAATTTCCTGCAATCAATTTGCTGAAGTGTCTGTCTGACGGCGATGAAGAAAGCATTCAGAGCGTTTTTAGTTTAAAAGACCTGCCGACAATAAAGGTGTGCGACAGGGAATCGGCAGTTGATCAGATGATGAAACACGCAACCAAGAAATCTAAGAAAAAATGACTCTACCATTTGAAAAAGACAATGGCTTGCGAAAATACACATGCTTTGTGTGTGGTATGGCACACACCGAGTTTGACTCATACAAGTCTCACATCCTTGAAGCGCACGAAGAAGGTCGTGAATTTGTGTTGTGTCCCTTGCCTAGATGTGGCTGTCCTGTTCGTTGTGTAAGAACTCACATCAAGGCCAAACACCCATATGAAACAAACATTCCCAAGATGGGGCAAATGAAAGCAATTATTTGGAAAGATGTCGGTGCCAAGGGAAAACTTAAGCAGCGAAAACCAAAATTTAGGGAAGGATATCTGATATCTACCAAAAACGGAGGCAAGGAAATGCACTACCGTTCTGGAATGGAATGTGATGTGTATGAATGCCTAGAAGGAATGCCTGAAATCATTGGATATGAGGTCGAACCCTTCTCGGTACAATATACTTTTGAAGGGAATCTCCATGAGTACAACCCAGATTTAAAAGTCTTGTTCAGCGATGGACGAGTAGAAATATGGGAAGTCAAACCTTCCGATCAAACTCATTTACCAAGGAATTCAGCAAAATGGACAGCCTGCGATCAATATTGCCAAGCGAGAGGATTCGGATTTATGGTGTTAACGGAGGTGGGGCTGAACAAGCTCAGAAAACAATTGAAGGATCAACGGCAATAAAAATACTTGACGAACAAATTACATTCTGCAATCAGGAACAACAAATTGGAATCAGATGGCTTGAGGGAGCACACCCTTCTCTGGGTACGATTATTTCAGGAAAAAATGGACTAGAAACCATACAACGGTTCGCCAAATTCATCGTTTAATTTCAAACCAATCCAATCAATTTCATAATGGTAATTCCTTTGTAAAAAAAACAATGGATTGACTGCTATACTCATTTTCTTGGATGTATCGCTATCGTAATAATCTTGAACACAAAACTTTACATTGAAACCTTCGGTGATCAAATCGTCATAAATCTCATGAGCATCAAATGGATTGACTTTAACAATCCTTGAAAATTTATCTAAATTACCATTTCTATTTTTCAGAAAATGAAAAATGTCGCTGATCCTATGTTCTGATGCTTTGTTTTTCCAAGGCATAAAATATCTGTCCCAATAATGTGGACCTGTTTCTTTATATGGAACAACTATATCAAAATCAGATGTAAAATCAAACCACTCTGTTACCGGTTTTTTAAAAATCGTATCTAATCGTAAAATCAAAACAATGCTGTCATCGTTTTTTGGAATTAGTTCCAAACCTTGTGCCACTAGATCAAATTGCTCAAAACCTTTCTGATTAAAATTTTCGATGGGCAATAAAATGGTTTTACTACAAATTTTTTCAAAGACATCTGCAACAGGACTGTCCCAAGTAATAACATAAAATTGAACATCAAAAGTCTGTTTCAACGGCTCATAACAAAAATGTCTAAAATTCTTACCTATATGCATAAAATTGCGTTTATGAAATTTGTGACTAAAAGGTGTGTCGTCTTCAACATAATGCTGGCCACGAAGCAATACATGAACTTTCATGTAAATTTCTCTGTGAAAATTTGAATGTTTTCATGCGTGCCCAAGTCATACATCTCATCAACAGGGACCACTACAAATTTTTTACCATCAGCAATCGCTTCGTTGTAAACTGGACAAATATAAAACTCATTGTTTGTCCTGACATTTTTACTAATCATTTGCTTTGCATATTTGACAAAGTCACAGCCATGAGCCCAATGATAAATGCCTGATGTTGCAAATTTAGAAATTACCTTTTTCTCTGCGACTTCCGCTACAAAAGACTCATCATCTACTTTTGCGTAGCTAAATATTGGGCTTTGAGACTCAGTCACAAATATCACACCATCGCACGCAACATTCGACCAAGGTTTTTTTGGTATTTTATTGTAAACATCAACAACAGCTATGACTAACTCTTCCTCATTGTCAACATATTCTTCGGCTAGTAGAGCAGTACAAGCTGCGCCCTGTGTAAGCCCAGAAGTGCGAATTATGGTAAAATCTTCAACAAAATTTGATAATATTCTTTGGAAGTCAAACTGTTGATCGTGGGACTCTTGAACAACAAAAATGTATTTTCCTTCAAGTCCCCACGATTCATATGCGATTTCTATAAGCGACCGACCATTGACCTGAACTAGAGGTTTCGGGAGGTTGTAGCCTGCTTTGGCCAGCCTAACACCGGCTCCAGCCATAGGCACCAAAATATTCATTCATGATCACGCTTTCAAAAAAGGGATTACTTCAACATCAACTTTGTTGTGAAGGTCTTTAATAGAACCATCATTAACCAAAAAATAATCAAAATATTGCATACCCTCTGGTAATTCAGTTTGATATTTTTCTTGCAAAACACGATATTCTGGAATTGGACCTTCATTTAAATTATTTTTACAAAACTCAACGAGCGGTCTAATTTGAGCTTCACTTGGGTTCGGATCATCATTCAAAAACCCCGGACGATACATGATAAACATTTTGCCGCCCTTTTGCTTTACGGCTTTAGCTTCATTGATATATCTGCTGTCGCTTATAATAAGATTATCACTACTTCTTAAAGCTATTTCGATCCAAATTTCGCTCTTAATTTTACGAAAACCATCGCCAATAAACTGCAATCCTTGTCGCACAGGCATCAACATGCCGGGAGGGGGTTCTGGATTTCGTTTCCACTTCTCGATAAAATCACGGTCAACGCCAAATGCATTGCAATAAGTATTCTTGACTGCATCTGCAAATGCAGACCTAGTCCATGTCTCAGATGGGGATACATTTAGCTTTTGTGCCAAATAATCACAAAACACATCTTTGCCAGTATTCAGTTGGGCGGCAACTGCAACAACTTTCATATTTTTTCCTTCTTTTGTTCAAAAGCAAAGACTCTTTTACCATTATATGAGCAAGTGAGGTAGATCAAAAATGTCGAAAAAAAAAGAAGTCGAAAAAATCTGCAACAATTGCCTGCTTTTCAATCGTGAAAAAAGGGAATGCAAAGTGGCAGTTCTGATTGAGGGTGTTGAGTATCACATGCCCGTAGACCCAAAAGACAAATGCCACATGGAACAACTAAATATACCAGTCCAACAGGTTAGATGGTGGGTAGAAGACGAAAATGGCAACCCGACATCTGGAAACGGCACCGTGAAAATCGAATATCCTCAAAACTTTTTTGGTGAAAGTTAGAATTTATGGCTTGTAGTCCTCCTTATTGTGGACCAGTAACTTACGGCTCATGGTGTGGATGTCCCTGTCCATCCTGTATTTGTAGCAGCGTAATTCTGTGTCCTTGTTATACATCTTTGACATGGAAAACCACTATTCCTCAAAATACAAACCCCGGCTGTCCCGGTGGAGACAGCATAGTCATCTACAACACAATAAGCACAGATGCTTGTTGTCTTGTACCAATCACTACAGGCAGCATAGGATTAACACGATTTAAATTGCAGGGAGGCGCTGGAAATGTATCACTTACAAACAGCACTTACCAATACACTTGTGGAATTTATACAGGAGCTTGGAGAATAGGTTTAGATGGAACCTACGCTGATGGAACTGTGACAAAAGCCTACAATAATTGTGATACAATAACAGTCAACGGCTCAACATCTGGAGTAAATTTTTGTTGTCCAATTTCAACTACAGTAATTGATAGCTGGGTAAATGGAACGCTTTGTCCAGACGCTCCTCCTCCATCTCTGATAGCGCAAAGAAAAAAAGCTAAACTAATCAGGTCTATAGCATCACGCTTCAAAAAAATCAATTGATTCGCCCTTTGCAGATTGAATCATTTCTTGAGCCAACTCCAACTTTACATTCACAAGCTTAGAAAGTTTAGCGGCATCTAATTTAGCCAAATCTTTTGAAGTCTTGAATCCAGCATCATAAAGTTTCGTGGCTCTGACTTTGCCAATACTCGGTATTTTGCAAAGGTCAATTAAATGTGCTGGAACGCCGCTGGCAATTCTGGACTCAAGAGTCTTAAGCCAACTTGATCGATCCCATTGACCTGTCATGGTGTCCATAGCCTGCAATACCTGTGAAATACGATTGTAGTCCTGCTGCAAATTCCGCTGAAAAGCTGCAAGAGCTTGAGCGTTATTGCCAGTAAGAAGGTTATAGTAACAATAACCAGCCTTAATGCAGCCATCTGTCAGAAACTTACCCGCCAACATCACCCTTACTTTGTTGGCATACAGACTAATTTCATCTTTCTCAGCCTTGGAAACGATATTCAATCTTTGACCATCAAGGTTGGCCAAAGCCATAGACAACATGTAATCGTCTTCTTCACGATTAGAATCAAAAAGATTTTTAAAGTTGAAATAAAGGTCCGATACATCAAAGGGACTAATGTAAAACATGCTTGAAATTTTGCCAATAGGTCTAGCAGTCCATTTGCCATTCTCTTCTACAATAGCACCGCATTTACGAAGCAATTCCAAAGTATCATCAACCACAGTATCGCTGAGTTGTTTGTTTTGGTAATGCGCCAAAGAACGCTTGTACCAATTGTGAAAATCCTCAGTTGTGGAAATGCCGCCGTAAAATATTTCGCTTACCAGATGAAACGCCAAAGATTTATGATGCGTTCCCGTCTTTTCCAGAAGTTGACTTTCGATCCTTCTGGGACTGCTGTATTTTTGAGTGTATTGTCGCATTTTGCTTTCGGGCACAAGAATGTAGGCATCACCCATAGGATCAATGCCGTATCTTCCAGAGCGACCAACCATCTGCAAAATATCGTGAGACTCGACTTCCTCAACGCCTCTGTGAACACCAAGAATGATCACTCTTCGTGCAGGCAGGTTTAAGCCCCAAGCAAGTCCTGAAGTTGCAACAATAACCCTGAATTTTGGATCGTTTTTAAAACGATCTTCAAGCTTTGCACGCTGCGATGTTTCCAAATCAGCATTGTGAAATTCCGCTTCAATGCCAGCACCTTGAAGCTCCTTCTTCATCATCTCGCCAGTTCTTTTGGTGTGCGCAAACACCAAAAACTTATCATTCTTGTACCACTCAACAATATCCATAGCTTTGTTTATTTTTTCTTTTTCTATTAAATCATAACGGCGCATATCATCGCTGTAGGGTTCGTAATGTGTTGTCAAAGGTACGGGACGGTATTTTGACCTCAATACAAAAGTTTCCTTGCCAGTTAGCATGTAGGAAATCCATTCAGCAATTTCCTCAACATTAGGCATAGTTGCCGACAGCAAAACCAGTCTTGCCTTGGGGTTGATTTGAGTAAATTTCATCAACCCAACTTCGAGGTGATCGCCACGACCGGGTACGGTGAGCAGATGGCTTTCATCCAGCACAAGAGTACCTACATCCTTCAAAAATTGATTTTGCTCCGATTTGTAACCACGACTCCGGTGACTAAGCATTTCGCTAGTCATGATGATCAAATTAGCATCATTGAGTTCCTGTGACCGCTCTTTGGTTAATCTATAATCACCAGTACAAATACTGATGTTTAAATCTGAAAAGTGATATCCGGGGCTTTTCCAATCATTGATTTTTTCACGGGCAAGAGCTCGCAAAGGTGCCAGAAACATACCTTTACCGCCACGCTCACGGATTTCTTGAGCTAAAAACATTTCTGCAACTACGGTTTTACCCGCTGAAGTGCTTGCAGCAATCAAGCCGTTGACATCCTTGTTAAAAACATCCATCATCCTGCTTTGGACAGGATTAAACTTGTCAAATTTCCATTTTGCGTGCGGATAATCCAGAGTGGCAACACAAACTTCTTGGTCATTCAGGTGAACAATAGGCGGCATAAAAAGCTCCAGTCGTTGATTGGACTTAAGTTAACACGAAATGTTCAACCAATCAACAAAAAAAGCGCCCCTAGAACAGGGGCGCTTCAGATAATAAAGTAAATTAAACAGCGGCAGCAACATTGGACCTACGATCATGCTCTTTGCCAACTGCTGCGTGCACTAGATCAATCATGTCGTAAAATTCATTAGAATCTATGGCTGAACAGAGCCACTTATCAATTTCACGCACATTACTAAGAAAATCAACAGCTTCTGCAAGATCACCGTTAAGCCTTTGATTCAAGCGGCCAATCAAAAACTTGATATTATCATCTGAAAGTTTTTGACAATACTCTTTTAAGTAAACTTCAGGCTTTTTCATGATGTCTCCCTCGGGATCACAAGTGTGTTGACCAACATTTTTGACCAAAATAAATTTGAGTCATTGCTCGTTGCTAATTGGGCACACTTTATAAACAGTTCCAAGCTACTGGCATTTGTACTGCAAAAAGTACAAGAAAATACCGAGCGCCTATCAATTATATGTTGCGCTTCGGGAAAAACAAAAGGATCAACTATCTCCGTATCAAACTTTGCGTTGCATGGCCAAGGCTTCACTATTTGGGTAGATTTTAGCACTCCTCTGTCGCCCAAAAGAACGGCAGAGGGAACTATTGAAATGTATCTCTCATTTAAAGGAGAATTGACCTACAACACAATTATCGGAAACATCATGGAATCTTAAACAACATCAAGTCTCCGCACATGATCTCCGTTTGAATCAACAAATTTATCTTCCAAAACAATCATGCTCTCGTCATCAGAAAACTTCAGGCCCATGTTGTAAGCGTCCAAACTTGTCGATCTATTTTCTCTTGATGTGATAACCCAGCAATAATTTTCCTTCTTGACGAGTCTGCCATTTTGATTTTCTTGAGTCGTACCAATTTCAACTTTAACATTGTCGGGCAGTAAAATTTCAATTGAGCCATACTTCATCAGATGCTCGACCAGCATGGCTTGTATCTTGTTTTTCTTCATGTTTTTACCCTCGTAAAAGGAAAGCGCCGCAAACGGCGTTGTAATTTTATATATCATTTTCACACATCATAATGATGCGTGAAATAAAATAATACATGAGGGTAAATCTTGTTTAAATTCTAAAGAAAATCGACATTGTTTGGTTGAACATACATGTAGTGAAGACCTTCATATTCACAAGTTTCAGAATCGCTTTGATTTGGAACTGGAATAGAACGACCATTTTTGTCTGTACATTTAGACCAGACATAAACCTTTCTATTCTCTCTAAATATTTCAATGAGGGACAAGTTTACTGTCCCTAGAAACTTAGTTCCAAGCTTGCATATCAAATTAAATGGCAAAAAAGGACCTCTACGATTATGAATCTGAAGTGTCTCAATGAAGTAATCATCATAGTCTGACTTTTGATAGTGCAAGAAAAGAGGATATCCATCGATTTCCGCATCCCTTGCTTTGAAAATACCCAATTCATCCTCCCAAGACAGGGGCGCTTTTGGAAAGTTAAAAGGCACAAGAACTTCTCCTATGCCTTTCATGATCTGGACGATTTCAGACAATTTTGCCACCTTGATCATGTTTTTCCTTTTTGAAATTTATATACTGAATTTTTTGTCAAATACTTCTCCGTAATTGTCTTCAATATCGCTGAATCTATCAAACAATATATCAATTTCTTTCTGGGCTGGCAATCGTGATTTATACCCCATAATGCCCTGAACATAGGTGAGCCTAGAGTTTACTGTTAGTCTTTCCAAAAACCACCCACAAACCTGTCGCAAACCGGGAGACAAGTCGTGCTGCTCGTCAAACCCCAAAAATGTAAATACATCTATGGGATCAAGCCAACAGTAACCCGTCCAAGGATTACCGCTTTGATATTCCAGAGGCATACCCATCTGAAGCGCACGCTCAATAAAATGCAAAACTAGTCTGATCCAATTCTTACACAACCAAGAATCAAGGCAACATTCGCTGTCCATGATTCTGAATTCAATAGTTTTTCGTTTGTTGTTGTAATAATGGTATGTGTTTATCGTGTAGTATTTGCACAATCCCAATTTGCGTATCAGGGCATCATTTGCCAAAAATCCGTCTTCAACATGTCCAAATATTTCAGACTGTCCCAAAAGCTGACAATACTGATTCCGTTTCCTGATCATAGGGACAGAATCCATAAAAACCGCCTCGCACTTGGTCCACCAAGTAAGAACGGTTGCAAGCTGTTGGTCATTCAGATCGCCAATATCAACATGCACATGGAATGAACATCTGTCATCGACTTGAACACGGCTGTCAGACCCAAGTGCTTCGACAACACGGCATGTTTCCATAAGGCCCAGCCAGCCCTTCATCACAGGCGTGCAAATTTCTATGCCACAACTGCTGTCGGGTTTGATGATCCAAGTCGGATTATTATGGTCATAAGCCCATTTGTGAATTCTGACTGGTTTCTTTACAGTTTTTTTGACTAAATTAGCGACATAATGAGTGCCTTCGGGCAATCTTCCTTCCTGATGTCCAATTGGCCTATTTCTCAAATCAAACGCATTGATTTCTATTTCTGCGCCAAATCTGCGAAGGTTTTCTATGTTCAGATTTTCCTTTGCAGAAACCATGATATCCTCCGAACTCATTATAGGATTTACGCTTCTAAGTAGCAATTATGCAAAAACTTACCTATAATTATTTTGTATTAAGGAGAACCCAAATGAAGTGCCTTTTGATCGAATTAAAAGACAAAAGAAAATTCTTCACGCAAGAAAAAAATATGCCACAGTTGCTTGAATTCTGCAAAAGCTTCAATGCCAGCATGAAAATTGTCCAAATGTCTGGTGGCGAACTTTATGATTTGGAAAATCTGGTTTTGGCGATTTGTGATCCGACAGTAAAAACTGCGAAAACAACTTACGAAATAATTGAAACAAAAATAAATGTCAACAAAAGAAGAGAAACGCTGACCGCTGCAAAAAAAATACAAAAATTTATTACCGAACAATTCATCAAAAGAAAAAATGTTTCCTTAAAGATACTCAAACAAAAGTACAAGGACTTGGGGTTAAGTGACGCAGCACTCTGCAATCATCTTAAAAAGGTCAAAAGCAGACTGCAAGAACAGGGCTTAAACATAGTTAAGGTGGGCGCAGGCAATTACAAGGTGGCATAAAATGTACGATTTTGAATTCATCGTTCCGATTGAAACCAACAATAAAAAGCTGCTCACTAGGGCATATGACTTCAAAAAATATGGTTTTCAAAACCTAGGTGATCTAAAAATCAAAGTATATTTGATGTTGTCAAAGGGCAATGAAGCCAGCAAAGTAGAATCTGGTTGGCCTGATAATGTCGATGTCGAAATTGTTATTTCTCAATACATACATGTTGCTCAAAAAATTTACCTGTATTATTCAGAACACATTCAACCAGATCGTGCCCGATGGTATGTAAGAGTAGATGAGGACAGTATCACAGACATCAGCGGTTTAAACAATACTCTGGTTCGTGATTTTGATCACGAAAGAGAATATCATTTAATTAGCGAACTAAACTATGATGTGCAGCCTGTAGATCAAACTCTTTTGACCATGTTGGGGTATGGACATTGGTATAAAACTCATCCTAATTTACAATTTCATGTTGCTCCTCCTCATGAACACGAAATATCAATTACAAGCAACGCAGCAGTACAGCGACTAAAATCCTGCGATCAAGCTCAAAAATATCTTGATATGCGAAAAGAATTTGCAGAGGGCTATGGCGATCACAGCATGACGCACGCTCTGAGAATAGCAAAAGTTTATCCAACTCTCGTCAAATTCGTTACTCATGAAGCCGAACTTTGCAATTTAAGCATTTATGGAGGATTTCGCAATCATGTACATTGGATTAGCCGTGACAAAAACCCCAAAGCTTTAACTTGGCTTGACATGTTCAACCAAGAACCAAATCCAAATGTCGAAAATCAGACTTTCTTTTTTGGGCCTAAAGATGGACCAAAAAGAGTTGTTTATTTCTCACCAAACCACACCATCATGATGATTCAAACCGGCAACGGAGACCAAGACTACAAGTCTTCAGACACAGTTGGGATGTGGTGCAATCAAGGAAATTATCTGGCGGTGTATAGCGACGACAACGAAGAG